ATGAGAGGCAAGTATTTATATCTTATTGAATATAATTCTATAAAATTTGTTGTTTCTGCAAAGGGTGCTGTGGAGGCCATTGATTTATGGATACAAGAAAAAAATAGAGAGAATAAAGAAGATTACAATTTAACTAAAGAATTTAGGCCTGCTGATTTCTCTATAACAGAACTAGTAAGAGAAGATTTAGTAATAAAAGCATCTGAATAAAACAGGTGCTTTTTATTGTGACAAGATATCTTGTGTGATTCTAAAGTATAATTATTTAGATATTTTTCCAGATAACTAAGGGAGGATACTATGGGATTAAAAAAGTTAAGCGATATAAAGAAATACGAAAATGCTGGTATTTTGGTTAAATTTTTGAAAGAGGAATATGTAAACAGTTTGATAGAAGGTAAGCTGTTTATGAACAGACTGGGGTTCTTCATAGATTTGGAGAAGAAAAAAAATAGCAAAGGGCAGGGCGACAAGTATGAAGGTGCCTTTGTAGAACACGTTGAACAAGGATATTTAATATCACCTGAAACGAACGAGGTACTTGCAACGTTTAAAAAAGGAACTACGACTCGTAGATATGAGAATGTGAAAAAAGTACCCGTTTTTTGTTGTACTATTTTTAATAGCTCAGATTTACATGTAGTAAGTGAAACTGATTCATCAGTAAGTGTCCAAGTGAAATTAAGTGAGGGACACAAGGAAAACTTCTTAAAAGATTTTGGTGAAAAAGCTGTAGTACTTCCAAATTATTTTCTTGATAAGGTTGTCGAGGCGTTGACTAGGGAAAAACTAGAGGGATGCTACGGATCGGTTCAATATGTAGATTTTAGTGTTGGGAGTGAAGAAAGAAAAACTGCATTTAATAAAGCTAGTTACGATATGTTTTTTTGGAAAGATAAATATTTTGAATACCAAAAAGAATACCGTATAGCTATCACAAATAAGTTTGTGGAAGATTATTTTGAATTTTTAATAGGAGATATTAACAAAAAAACATATGTGATGGATACAACTGAATTTTTTGAAGAGTTTACATGGGAATTCCCAAAATAAAAGAGTATTTTTAATAGGTATATATATATAGTAATAATTATTTCAGGCGTTGTCACGATTGGGACAGCGTCTTTGTTGTTAAGGAAAGATAAGGAGAGTGAAACAAAATGATTACTGAAATTAGAAAAACAATATCAGGTACAGAGTATTGGGATAACGAAAAAAAGCGAAGTCTATTTGTTCCGCAAAATGTAGACCCTGATTTTTTAGTAACTGTTAATCCTGTGAGTATGCTCATTGGTGTGAATCTAGCAAGTGAGTCTGATAAGACAGTGGTTAGTGAAGTGCCAGTACTTATTAACAAGACAGTGAAAGAGTTACGTGAGTATGCTGATGAGCTAGGAATTGAAATTCCAGCTGATGTTAAAAAGAAAGAAGACATCATTAAATTACTATCATGAAGTACTGTGACTTTAACGGATGCCGTAACAAGATAAGTAAGGGACGGTATTGCGAAGAGCATAAACGCAACAAGCCACCAAGGAAGAAGAAGGACAAGAAGAATATCTATCATCATGAGAACAAAGCCTTCTATCGTACTGATGCATGGGAGTATGTTAGGTCTCAAGTTTACGAACGGGATAATGGCTGCTGTCAACGATGTGAAAGGTTTGTCTTTGGTCGAAGTGCTCATGTTCATCACATCATACCGATTAAACAAGATGAAACACTTAAACTAGAAATAAACAACTTAATGCTACTTTGTCCAAAATGTCATATCAAAGAAGAAAATGAAGATAAACCGAAAAAGGTTTTTCCAAGTTATTTTGGATAAGCCCCCCTATCAAAAATTAAAATTTGTCCTCTGGGGAGGATAGGTAGCGTAGGGGGCATTTCTATCGTTAGACAACATTTTTAAAAAATAAAGGGGGGTGTGAAATGTCTACGAAAAAAGAGCGTCAAAAAATTGTTGCCGATAAAACAGAAGCCGAGAAAAATCGGATATTAAAAATTATGCGTGATGCGGATATTTACACCCTCACTTTAGATCCATTAATTGAATCATATTTAGATATTTTTGAAGTTTACATGACGATGTTTATCGAATGGAAAGAGAAAGGGTTTCCGCCTACTCAACGTCATACCAATAAAGTAGGGGCCACAAATAATTCAAAGCATCCATTGGCGCAGCAAGTAGAAACTTGGGCGGATAAGAAAACAAAAGCATTGGATTTATTAGGGCTTACTAATAAGGCTAAACCAGGTAAATATGTCACTGGTGGTTCTACTGTTGGGAAAAATGAAGAGGTGGAAAAACCTACAGCAAAAGTTAGTGAATTAGATAAACATCGTGCAAAATGGCGTGGTGCAAAATGATTGAACATGGCGTTAATTATGCAGATATTTATGCAAAACAAGTAAGAAAGAATCCTAAAAAATATCCCGATACTATCAAAGCAATGGTAGATCGTTATTATAAATGGAAAAAGCGTAAAGATATTTGGTTCGATGTGGACCGTGCGAATGAAATGATGGATTGGGTTGAAACGTTTGTCCGTCATACTAAAGGTGATTTAGCTGGACAACCTTTTATCCTGGAAGATTGGGAGAAATTCGCTTATTCCTGGATCTACGGATGGGTTCATAAGAATGAAAAAGGACAAATTGTCCGAGTTACTCGTGAAGCTTACATTCAGGTTCCTAAGAAAAATGGTAAAACTTTAATCGGTGTTGGTGCTCTTGGTTATGCGATGTACGGTGAAGGAGTACTCAGTGCCGATTGTTATTGTTGTGCGAGTGATTTTAATCAGGCTCAATATGCAGCAAAGCCATTTGCAGCAACAATTATGAACCATGATGTATTAATGGATTGCTCACACATTTATAAAGGTCCAAAAGGTACCATTTCGAGTGTGACCTATGATTATATTCGTGATGATTTAGCTTATCAAAATCAATTCATTGTTATGAGTAAAAACATTCAATCCATTGAGGGTTCCAATCCACACTTCATTTTAAATGATGAGCTTCATGCCCAAGAAAATATGGATCAGTACGATAACTTTAAATCAGCGCAGGTTTCGCGTGCTGAGCCAATTATGTTTAATATATCAACAGCTGGTAAAGGTTCTTCATCGGTTGGTATGCGAGTATATCGTGAAGCAAAAGAAGTATTGAAACGTGATGATAACGACTCAAGTTTCGTCATGATATACGAACCTAACAAGAATTATGATTGGACAGACCGTAATGTTTGGGCAATGGTTAATCCGAACATTGGCGTATCTGTAACAATGAGTGCACTTGAAACAGAGTTTATCTCAGCATCACGTTCAGCGCATAAAAAAGCGGAGTTTCTTTCTAAGCATTTGAACGTATTCGTAAATGGAGCTGAGAATTTCTTTGAACAAGGGCAAGTTGAACATGTTCTTGTGGAAGACCTGGGCGATTTAACCGGTGAAACTTGCTATATCGGTTTAGATTTATCGAAAACAACCGATTTAACATGTGTGAGCCTGAATTTCCCTAACTCTGGTTATACCGAAGATGGAAAGTCTATTATAAAAGTTAAACAAATGTATTTTGTACCTAATGAAGATATTGAACATCGCGAAAAAGAAGATAATGTTCCATATACTGATATGGTTGAACGCGGTTTTGTTACTTTTTGTGATGGCAAGATGATAAACCAAGACCAGGTTATGGATTATATTGTGGAATGCCTAAATTTGTATGATGTACAACAAATAAACTATGATCCAGCGATGTCTCAAAAGTTAATTGAAAAACTTGAGAATCTTGGTCTTGAATGTATTTCTGTAGGTCAGTACCCTAATGTTATGAATGCGATGATGGATGATTCAGAAATACTCATTTATGAAAAACGTATAATGACCGACAATCCTTTATTTGTTTATTGCGCTCTTAATGTTGTAGTTGTAACAAATCTCAATGGGATGAAAGCTCCAAGTAAGCGACAGTCCAAAAAGAAAATTGATGGATTTGTAGCTTTTTTAGTTGCTCATAAAGAAACGATGCTGGTTATGGATAGCATATCTGAAGAAGGTATGGATGAATTGATTGGTGATATTTATAGATAAATACAAACTATAATTTTGGGACCGTTAATATTTTAAATTGGGTACTGTTAACAATACTGATTTTCTTATTAAACAAACAGAGGGATGGTTGGATAAGAAGTTTTCAAACAAATTATGTAAGTACACAAGAATAAGCTAGAACCAATAGGCAGTCCCCCTCATAGTATGAATGGAAATAATGAAATGAGGGAGGAATCAACTTGTATTGGCAACCACAATCTAACGGCTATTATCCAAATCAAGATACTTATTATGAAAATGTACCAGGGAGTGAATATCGTCAATCTTTAACTGGTATTTGGATTGGTGATGATGGAGGGACATACTATATCCATCAACCTTTTACAGGGGGCAATTCACCGATCTATTGGTTGGGACTTGGTTCAGGAAATTCTTATGCTAATGTTTTTATTGGTGACCTACGGCCTGGAGGAATAATAAATGGAAGATGGGGAGATGTCCCTATAGCTCAGAATTTAAACCATGGTCAATTAACACTCAGAGTAGAGGCTAATGGAACAAAGTTAAAACTTATGCAACAAACTGGCGGTTTTGGCATTTCTAACTGGACTAGGCAAGCTTAATCCAATAAATATTTAAAACGTAGGAGTATCTCCATAAGAGGTACTCTTTTCCTTTTGTGCAACATCAACATAATTATCTAATAGAGCATAAAATTAAAGTCTAAACAAAATATTTTAATGGATTCTTTTAACGTTCGTTAATTGAAAGGCGGTGAGAAATTGGGTTTAAGGGATAGGTTTTCAAATTACTTATTTAAAAAGGCTGAAAAGCGCGGCTACCTTGATGATGTCTTAGGAAAAAGTATTCGTTATGGCGGTGTATATGTTACGGATTCAAACATCTTACAATCTAGCGATGTATACGAGTTGCTACAAGATATTAGTAATCAAATGGTATTGGCTGATATTGTTGTGGAAGATGAATTCGGTAATGAAACCAAAGAGGATATTGCACTTCAAATCTTAAGGAATCCCAACAACTATCTAACACAATCTGAATTCATTAAATTAATGACGAATACGTATTTGCTCGAGGGAGAAACGTTCCCGATATTAAATGGTGCTCAAATACATTTAGCTTCAAATGTTTTTACAGAGTTAGATGATAATTTAGTAGAGCATTTTAATATTGGTGGTCACGAAATTCCGCCTTTTATGATTCGTCATGTGAAAAATATTGGCGCAGATCATTTAAGAGGAAAAGGTCTTCTTGATTTGGGAAGAGATACGCTCGAGGGTGTTATGTCAGCCGAGAAAACTCTGACTGACAAATATAAAAAGGGTGGGCTATTAGCATTCTTGTTAAACTTGGATGCACATATCAATCCACAGAATGGTGCACAGTCAAAGTTAATCAATGCAATTTTAGATCAACTGGAATCAATCGATGAAGCAAGGTCTGTAAAAATGATTCCACTTGGAAAAGGGTACTCAATTGACACGCTTAAAAGCCCGCTAGACGACGAAAAGACCTTGGCATATCTAAATGTATATAAGAAAGACTTAGGCAAGTTTTTAGGCATAAATGTGGATACATACACAGAGTTAATCAAAGAAGATATTGAAAAAGCAATGATGTATATCCACAACAAAGCAGTAAGACCTATAATGAAAAATTTCGAAGACCATTTGAGTCTTCTTTTTTATGGCCAGAATTCAGGAAAACGAATTAAATTCAAAATTAATATTCTTGATTTTGTTACTTATAGCAACAAGACAAATATTGGTTATAACCTTGTGCGTACAGCCATTACTTCACCTGACAACGTTGCTGATATGCTCGGATTCCCTAAACAAAATACAAAGGAATCACAAGCTATTTATATTTCAAATGATTTAACTGAAATCGGCAAGAAAGAAGCGGCGGATGGTTCATTGGGAGGAGGTGAAGAGAATGAAAATTGAGGTCCGAGGGAATCAAGTCATACTTGATGGTTATGTAAATGTTGTGGACAGAGAAAGTCGAATGTTGCCTTCACCAAGAGGATATTTCAAAGAGAAGATTGTCCCAAAGACGTTTGAAAAAGCGTTAAAGAAAGCAAAAAATGTGGACTTGCTTTTTAATCATGATAAAACTAGAAAACTTGGTTCTATTGAAAACGGAAATCTGGAATTGTATGAAGACAATATTGGTTTAAGAGCCATTGCTACGGTTACAGATGAACAAGTGATTCAAAAAGCCAAGGATAAAGAATTGCGTGGTTGGTCATTTGGTTTTGTTTCTGAAAAAGATTCATGGGAAGAGGGCGAATCTGGTGTTCAAAAACGTTCTATTGAAGAATTAGAGCTTTTAGAAGTTTCTATTTTAGATATGACACCAGCCTATGTCGCAACTTCCATTGAAACCAGGGGCGAAAATACAGCCATGATTGAAATGAGAAGTGAAGAAGCAGCTGTAAAAACAGTTGTGGAAGATGATACAGAAGAAAGAAACAACATTATTAAACAAATAAAAAAAGTCCTGGAGGAAAATTAACATGAATTTAAAAGAAATCTTAAACGCATCTTTAACAAGAACGAAATCTCGATTAGCAGAATTACAAGGGAAAGTAGAAAAAAATGAAGTTCGTTCGGAAGAATTAGCAGCAGTTAAGGCTGAAGTAGAAGCATTAACAAAGGAAGTGCAAACTATCATTGATGAGTTAGCAAAGTTAGAAGAGAAAGAAAAAGAAGAAAATCCAGACAAAAAGAAAGACGATGATCCAGAGAAGAAAGAAGATCCAGCAGCAAAAGAAAATCCGAATACACAAACACAACTATCAGAAGAACAGCGCTCTGTTATTAGTGCGGCTATTGCAGCGGCTCTTTCTACCGAAGGTCATAAATCTACTAAAAATAAAAAGGTAGAGATTCGTTCGGCATTTGCTAATTTTGTCGTAGGTAATATTTCAGAAATGGAAGCACGTGCTTTAGGCATCGAAATTAACAATGGTTCTGTTACTGTTCCGGTTGAAATTTCCAAAGAAGTTATCAGTTATGCGCAAGAAGAAAACCTATTACGTAAATATGGTACTTATGTGTCTACAGATGCTGATATAAAATACCCTGTACTTGTTAAAAAAGCGGAAGCAAATGTATCAAAAACAGAACGTGCGAAATCAGGTAAAGAAATCACACCAACTGATATTGAATTCGATTCAATTGACTTAGATCCAGCGGAATTTGATGCATTAGCTACAATTACTAAAAAGCTTCTTAAACGAACTGGTGTGAAAATTGAACAAATCGTTATTGATGAATTGAAAAAAGCGTATGTACGTAAAGAAATAAATTTCATGTTCCGAGGTAATGATGTTGGAAATGAAAACCCTGGGGCTCTGGCTAAAAAATCAGTTCCGTTTTATGAAACTGTACCTGTAAAGGTAGGAGAAGCAGGTTGGTCTCAAGTTTTACAAGATGAATTAACAATTATGACTGGTGTACCAGTTACGGAAGTAATTAAGAAGGCGAAATGGATTGTAAACCGTGCAGCGTATAATCTTTTAAATCGAATGACGGATGTCAATGGTCGTAAATTACTTACAAAAACAAATGGCATTTATGAATACGATGGATTCCCACTTGATTTCACAGATGCAGCAAATAAATCAGATACGGACGTTACAACGCCTGTATTCTATTTTGGTGATTTCAGTGCCTTCCACATTCAAGAAGTTAAGGGTGGTATGGAACTTCAAAAGTTAATTGAAAAATACGCTGGAACAAACCAGGTTGGATTCCAAATTTACAACCTTATCGATGGACAGTTGATTTATTCTCCATTCGAACCAGCTGTTTACCGTTATGAAGTTGGTGAAGTTAAGCCAGGTGCTTAATATGGATGATTTAATTGAGAAATTAAAATCTCATATTCATTGGGAAGAGGGTATGGATGAAACCATGCTCTCCTTTTATATCACTCAAGCAAAGACTTATGTAAAGAATGCGACAGGCAAACAGACCGAATATCTAATTATTATGGTCGCCGGTATTTTCTATGATTACAGGGTCGCTGAAAAAGAATTAGAACAAGCACTTGATGCTTTAACACCGTTCTTTGTCCAGGAGGTTTTTGTCGATGAAGAGACAGACGAATAAACTCAAATGGATGGGTGAGCTACTTAAATCAGGAGAGACCATTGATCCAAACACAGACCGTGTTGTGATGGGATATCCGAAGGTTCGTAACATGAAATATAACAATATTGGTGTTACAGCTACTGATAAATTTACAACCAAAGATACGAATGAAATTGTAAAGAAAATTGAGGTTCGTATTGATCGAGAGATTGAAAACAATCAAAAGGATTACCGTGTAAAAGTTGGTGGTCGTATTTACGATATTGAGCGCATTTACGTAAAAGAAGAAGACCGATTGATGGAGGTGTCACTGTCCTATGCAAATTAGTTTTGAACAGTTACGAGCTCTTATGAAACAATCTGGTATTCCAGTTTCTCGTGATAGTGCACCTACAGGAACAGATTACCCTTATATTGTGTATGAATTTGTGAATGAACGGCATAAAAGGGCTTCTAATAAGGTCTTGAAATCAATGCCGCTTTATCAGATTGCAGTTATTACAAAAGGTACTGAGAAGGATTATGAACCTTTAAAGGTTGTTTTTAATGATGCTGGCGTTTCCTACGATTCATTTGAAGGTTATCCCTATGACGAGAATGACGATACTATAACACAATTTATAACGTATGTAAGGTGTATTCAGTAATGGCTTCTAATAATAATGGATTCGCTGAAGCATTAGAAGATATCAATACGTTATTCAGGGTTGATAAACAAGTAAGTCTTGATGTACTAGATGAAGCAGCGAAGTATTTTGCAGCGGAATTAAAAAAACGCATTAAAATGTCGAATAAGAACAAGCGAACACATTTGAAAGAGAGCTTGAAAGTTGTTGCGAAAAATGATCGTGTATCTGTGGAATTTGAAGATGCAGCATGGTATTGGTATTTAGCTGAACATGGTCATAAAAAAGCAAACGGTAAAGGTCGAGTAAAAGGACTTCATTTTTCTCAAAACACTTTCGATGCAGAAGGTGACAAAATTGCCGATATTATGGCACAAAAAATATTAGATAGAATGTGAGGATAATAAATATGCCAATTGTAAATAAAGAGATTCAATATTCCGTAGGGATTGAAGAGTTATATCTATGCATGATGGAAGGCGCCGAAACATCAGATGCACTTCCTACTTATGAAGAGGATATTTATAAGCAAACAAATATTTCTGATTTGACGATTTCCACTACTTCTACAAACTTTACAAAGTGGGCTTCTAATAAAAAAATCATTAATATCGTAAAAAATACAGCGTTCGGACTAGCGTTTAACCTTGCCGGTCTAAACCGTGAAGTAAAAGATAAAATCTTTGCAAAAACACGTAAAAAAGGCGTGTCTTTTGAAACTGCAAAGGCGAAAGAATATCCAAAGTTTGCAGTAGGTGTTGTATTTCCACTGAATGATGGAACAAAAGTATTACGTTGGTATCCAAAATGTACAGTTGCTCCAATAGAAGAATCTTGGAAAACACAAGGTGATGAAATGACTGTGGACGACGTTGCTTACACAATTACAGCAGATCCATTGTTATTTAACGATGTTACACAAGCTGAATTAGATACTGGTGACCCAGAAGCAAAAGGAATTAAAGTTACTGATTTCTTAAAACAAGTTATTTGCGATGAATCTCAATTAGCGCAACTAGGTGGAACTACAGGACAATAAGGAGTGATATTATGGCACGTTTAAGTGATTTAGTTAACGTTGATATAAATAGAAATAAAATAAAGATACAGAAGGTGGAAATCCCTGTAATTTTCACAATGGATTCATTTCCTTATGTGGAAGAGTCCTATGGTGGGGATTATCATGTATTCGAAAAAGAATTGAATGGAATGATGGCGAAAGAAAAATTCAGCTTAGGTGAAAAAGAAATTAAGTTAATGAGTACGCTTATTTATGCGATGGTCCGCAGTGGAGGTACTGAATGTACACCTGAAGAAATCAAAAATTCAATACCTATGTATGATCTACCTGATGTTTTCAAAGTTGTAATGGAAATTTTCCAAGGTCAAACTTTCCAAAACTCTGATATGGAGAAGCTGAAGCAAGAAAAAAAGTAAAAAACATACTGAATGAAAATGAAGAATCTCAGTCCGAATTGGATTGGGATTTTTATTTTTATGTCGGTAATACGTTGCTTGGATTAAGCATGGATGAATTTTGGAAAATCACTCCTAATCATTTTTTAAAACAATTCATCATGCATCTACGATATAACAACCCAGATGCTTTGAATGAGAAGAAGCCAAAACAAATTTACACGTTAGATCAAACTCCGTTTCGATAAGTGAGGTGAGAAAATGGCAGGGAATAATAAAGAAAGAAACGTTGTTCTTAATTTCAAAATGGATGGACAAGTACAGTATGCTCAGACATTGAAGCAAATTAATATGGTTATGAATAATGCAGCAAAGGAATATAAAAATCATATTGCCGCAATGGGTCAAGATGCAACAGCGACCGATAAATTAGCAGCTGAAAAGAAAAAGTTAGAGATTCAAATGGAAGCCGCTAAAAAACGTACAGCTATGTTACGTTCCGAATATCAAGCAATGTCTAAGGATACGAATACGACAGCTGAACAACTCAATAAAATGTACGGTAAGTTACTTGATGCAGAACGTGCTGAAACTTCTTTAAATAATGCAATGAAACGAGTAAACGAAGGTCTTTCAGACCAAGCAATTGAAGCAAGAGAAGCACGTGGTGCATTACTTGATTTACAAGAGAACTCAAAAAAGCTTGAGGTAGAGCAAAAACAATTAGCAAGCGCCTTTAATCTACAAACTGCTGAGTTAGGTCGAAATGCTAGTGAATCCGATAAATTGGAGCTAGCACAGAAACAATTACGTCAGCAAATGGAAATGACGGATAAAATCGTAAACAATTTAGAGCAACAATTAAGTGCAGCAAAAAGTGCATATGGTGAAAATTCTACAGAAGTGAAAAAACTTGAAGCGAGTTTAAACCAAGCTAAAACTACTTTAAAACAATTCGAGAATTCGTTAGAAACTACGAATGAAGGCCTTTCAGAACAGGCAACCAAGTCTAGAAAAGCAAAAGCTGATTTAGATTCTTTACAGCAAAGTGAAAAGAATTTAGAAGCTGAGCAAAAGAGATTAACAAGCGCTTTTAAATTACAGACTACTGAATTAGGAGCAAACGCCAGTGAAGCTGATAAATTAGGTTTAGCTCAAAAGCAGTTGAATCAACAAACAGAAATGACTGGCAGGATTGTAAGTAATCTGGAACGTCAATTGAGTGCAACTAAGAAAGTATATGGTGAAAATTCTAAAGAAGTACAGCAACTTGAGACAAAGCTAAATCAAGCTAAAACTACATTGAAGCAATTTGAGAATTCGTTACATAGCGTTGGTCAAAGTGGTTCACAAGCCGCAGATGGCATGGAGCAACTAGGTAAAAAGTTAGATTTGCACAACATGATGGAAGCTACTCAAATGCTAGAAGGAATGTCTCAACAATTAATTGAACTTGGCAAAGGTGTTGTGGGTATAGCGATAGATTTTGATAGGTCTCAGAGGAAAATACAAGCTTCATTAGGATTGACAGCTAAGGGAGCTGAGAACCTCGGTAATATTTCAAAAGAAGTGTGGAAAAAGGGATTTGGTGAAAGTCTTGAAGAGGTAGATAATGCGCTTATAAAAGTCTATCAAAACATGAGGGACGTTCCGCATGATGAGTTGCAGATGGCATCTGAAGATGTTTTAACACTCGCTAAAGTCTATGATGTGGACTTAAATGAAGCCACTCGTGGTGCAGGACAAGTAATGAGCCAATTTGGATTATCTACTGAGAAAACATTTGATCTATTAGCAGCAGCTGCCCAAGAAGGTCTTAATTACTCAGATGAATTGTTTGACAACCTTTCAGAATATGTTCCCCTCTTCAAACAAGCAGGGTTCTCAGCTGAAGAGATGTTCACCATTCTTGCGAATGGAACGCGTGACGGCGCTTATAATTTGGATTATATCAATGATACAGTTGCTGAATTCGGAAAGAAAGTACAAGACGGATCAAAAGGTACGGCTGATGCGTTTGCTGATCTTTCCGAGGAAACACAAGCAGTTTGGAAATCATTTAATGAGGGTAAAGCAACAGCTGCCGATGTGTTTAAAGCTGTAATAAGCGATTTAGGAAGCATGGATGACAAGGTCAAACAGAATCAAATTGGAGTTGGTTTGTTTGCTACTCGTTGGGAAGACATGGGCGCTGCAGCTGTATTAGGGCTTACTGATGTAAATGGTGGTCTAGGTGATGTAAATGGGCGTATGGATGAAATGAAAAAGCTTCAAGAAGAATCACTTGGCCAACAGTTTCAAAAGGCCTTGCGAGAAACACAAGCAGCATTAGAGCCCGTTGGAAAGAAACTTGCTGAATTAGCTAAAGATATTTTGCCACCAGTAGTAGAAGGAATTAAATCGGTAGTTGATTGGTTCACAAACTTACCAGGACCAATTCAAAACTTTGCTTTTATTTTTGCTGGACTAGTAGCTGTAGTCGGTACTTTGGCACCAATCATTGCCGTGGTCGTAGCATCGGTTGGTGTATTAGGTACAACACTTGGAGTAGTTATCGGTGTTATCGCTGGAGTAGCAGCCGTGATAGCTGGTGTTATTGCAATCATACAAAACTGGGGGCAGATAACCGATTGGCTTTCTGAAAAGTGGACCCAATTTAAAGATTGGTTTGGCGAATTGTGGGATAGTATAGTTCAAACTTGTGAAGATGCTTGGTCCTCCACAGTGGATTATTTTTCAAATGCCTGGTCTTCTTTTTTAGATATGGTAAATGAGTTCTTCGAACCAATTGCTCAGTTCTTTAGTGACTTGTGGACAGGGATTTCTGATACGGCATCTGAAATTTGGACTGGTATTACTGATTTCTTTTCAAAAACGTGGTCTTCATTTTTAGAATTAGCAAATAGCATATTGTCTCCTATTGGTGAGTTCTTTAGTAATCTATGGACTGGTATTGTCGAAACCGCATCTGAATTGTGGGGGACATTAGTACAAAAATGGCAAGAAACGTGGAATACGATACTTACAGTCTTAGATCCAATTATTTCGGCAGTTTCTACTGTTTTAGAAGCAGGATGGCTATTGATACAAGCCGGTACACAAATTGCCTGGGCTGCAATAAGTAAATACATTATTGAACCGATTCAAAAAGCTTATAAAGAAGTAAGTAATAAGATTAGTGAGCTAGCAACTTGGTTAAGTAATAATTGGGAACTTATAAAAGCCGCGGCACAGATTGCTTGGGATTTATTGAAGCAATATATCGTAAAGCCAATTCAAGATGCTTGGAATACCGTAAAAGAGAAGGTTGGTGAGCTAGTCTCCTGGTTAAATTCACAGTGGGAAACAGTGAAATCATATACGTCTGCAGCGTGGAGTTTGGTAAAACAGTATGTCATTCAACCGGTCCAAGATTTGTGGAATACAACGAAACAAAAACTTGGAGAATTAGCAAATTGGATATTACAAAACTGGGAAAAAATCAAATCATATACACTTTCAGCCTGGAATACAGTGAAAAAATATGTGATTGATCCAGTGGTTGAAGCGTATAATCAGGCCAAACAAAAATTTACTGATTTATATAACGCAGCTAAAGAGAAATTTGATTCTGTGAAGAATACTGCGAAGGAAAAATTTGATGCAGCAAAGAGATTTATTATTGATCCAATAAAAGATGCTGTAGATAAAGTGAAGGGATTTATTGATAAAATCAAAGGGTTTTTCAGTGATTTGAAATTAAAGATTCCTAAACCGGAAATGCCTAAAATGCCACATTTTAGTTTAGAAACTAGCACGAGAAATATTTTAGGTAAAGATATTACGTATCCTTCTGGTATTGGTATAAAATGGCGTGCAAAAGGCGGTATTTTTACTCGACCAACCATATTTGGAATGAATGGTGGACAGTTCCAAGGAGCAGGTGAAGCAGGACCGGAGGGTGTATTACCATTGAATAAAAAGACATTAGGTGCGATTGGTGAAGGGATTGCAGCAACGATGTCTACTGAACCGAATGTAATTAATATTTATAATCCTTCAGTGAGAAATGATCGTGATATCGAACAAATGGTGGAAAAAATTGATGATGCACTTGCTAAAAAAGGTCAATCATTAAATATCGGTATAGGGAGGACTTCACGTGCTTGATATTAGAATAGACGATAAATTAGGGACGGACTACCGGGTTTGTATGGTGGATCGTCCTGCCATTCCTTCCGCAGTGGAAAAGGTCGAATTTATCGATATTCCAGGTAGGGAAAATGGTTCTTTAACTAAGAAAAATGGTTATGAAGATGTAGAATTCACCATTAACTTTAATGCATTAGAAGATTACAATATAAAACCATTGTTACGAAAAATTAAAAAGTGGTTACGTAACGCAAAAACCCTTTCTTTTACGGATGACAATGTATATAGAAAAATCAAAAGTGTGACTATTGGCGATATCGATAATCAGTTTGAGGAATATGGACAGTTTGAAGTTACATTTAAGTCTGATCCCTATGAATATATTATTGAGCAACCTATTAATTTAACGATGCCAATGACCGTCATGAACTACGGAACACTTTATTCATTACCGAAATTCACCATTACAGGCAGCGGAACGGTGACTATATACGTAAATGGACTAGCTTTCCAGATTAAAGATATTGTAAATCCAGTCGTTGTTGATTCCGATTTGTCATTGTGTTATTCGGGAAGTTTTCCAATGAATAATAAAATGATCGGGAATTTCCCTGTGCTGAAAGAAGGTGAAAATGAAATACTGTGGACGGGTACAGTCTCTAAAATAGAACTAGAAGTAAGGGGAAGATACGTTTGATTAAACTATTTAAACCAGACGAAACAGACTTTTTACACAATGGCATCGGTATTTTAAGTGATGCAGTCCACGAAGCTACTGCTCAAGAAGATTTAAATGGGGTTTATGTATTATCGTTCAAATATCCTTTATTTTCCCCATATGGATTAGATATAAAAGGTCAAAGTTTGATACAAGTACCGACGCCAGATGGGGAACAATTATTCAGGGTAGCGAATCCAGCGCCTTCAATGGGGATTGTAAGTGTATTTTGTTATCATGTTTTCTACGATTTAATTGATAATTTCATAGAGGATACAAACATCGTAGGTAAAACAGGGATAGGAGCGCTAACTCAATTAAAAGGAGCTCTACAATATCCTAGCCGATTTAATTTCTTCAGCGATATTGGCAAAACGAATAACGCTCGTTTAGTTCGAATGAATCCAATCGAAGCTATGTTGGATACAGGGAAAGATAACAGTTTCTTAAATCGTTGGGGTGGCGAATTAAAAAGGGATAATTTCAATGTAAACATTTTAGAAAAGCGTGGTCTTAATCGCGGCGTTACAATCCAACATAAAAAGGATTTATTAGGATATGAAGCCAGTGTAGATTGGCAAAGTCCTATTACTAAAATAATGCCAATTGGCTTTGACGGTTTACTTCTTCCTGAAAAGTACGTAACGAGTGCTAATGTGGACAAATACGTTAACCCTAAGATTAAAACAGTAGCATTTGAAACTGTTAAATCGGCCATAGGTGATTACGTAGATGATGAAGATGCTGTACCGTTGGAAGATGCTTACGCTTTATTAAGACAAAAAGCACGTGCAATGTTTGAAGTGGATCATGTGGATCAACCATTGGCAACATACAGAGTTAGTTTTCAGGAGTTATCCCAAACGGAAGAATATAAAGATTACGCTGTTTTACAGTCTGTTTACATGGGCGATACGGTAACGGTTGAACATAAAGAAGACGGAATATATATCCAAGCTAAAGTTATATCTTATAAATACGATCCCGTAAAAAAGAGATACATTGATATAACACTTGGTAATTTTAAAGATTCATTCACTAGTAAAACAAACAAGATTGATAAAATTCAAGATGATGTTTTAAATATAACAACTGATATTAACACAGGATTGGGCGATGCTGATGAAAGGTTAAAGAAGTTAAGAGAAGATTTAACAACTACGAATGGTAATTTAGATACTACTAATAGCAATCTAAATACAACAAACGGGAAATTAAACACCACAAATGGTAAAGTCGGAGATTTAGAAACAGGACTAGGCACAACAAACTCTAACTTGAATACCACAAACGGCAAAGTAGGAGACTTGGAAACTGGATTAGGTCAAACGAATAATAATTTGACTAATACTAAAAAAGATTTAAATACTACTAAAGAAGATTTAAATAATACAAAGACTGATCTCAATAACACGAAAGATAGATTGACAGATTTGGAAAACGATGTTGTTGATTTAGGCCCGAATATATTACAACAAGCAAAGAAAAATGCCACATCGCTTATAAACAGCGGTTTCGGTTCTTACGTTCGCGTTTATCCAGATCGTATTTTAATCATGGACACAAACAATGAAATGACTGCCAAAAAAGTTTGGCAATGGAATGTTAACGGATTGGGGTATTCTTCTCAAGGCGTAAACGGACCGTATGGAACGGCGATAACGAAAGATGGGCAAATAGTTGCAGACTTCATTACGACTGGTAAATTGAATGCTGGAATGGTTCAAACTGGTTTCAACGAATACGGAAACAATATAAAAATGATGCCTGAAGGCTTGCAGTCAACGGTTAATGGAATCAAAAGAATGGAATTGAACAACTTCGGCCAATTAGTGATTTTCGATTCAGATGCAAACCGAGTGGGTATGTTAGGGTATCAATACAGAGTTTCCGATAACACAAAAGGCGTAACGATGAACGTTGAACCTGGTAGGTATTTAAGTTTTTCTGTATTAAATCCAACTACGCAACTTTACGATCCGCACTTTGAAGTGGTTGATAATACTACAACATATGGATATAAGGGTATATTTGCATGGCGCGATATGTGGTTGAATACAAGGAAAGTCATTCTTTCATCTCAATCTGGACGTAAAGAAGGAAATTACATTCAAGAGTTATTATATTCAGCAGATAATACTAAACGTTTAGGGTTGGTTTCTGATACTGGAATGGATTTTGTATTAAGAGAAAACAATGCAAATACAGCGTGGGCAGGTATGGACGCGAATAAATTCTACACTTATAAAACATTGTTTGCTTACAAGGGAATCATTTTTGACGAAAACGGAACGCGTTTTAAAGGCGGAATAGACAAAGATGTGACAGGAACGTTAACTATTTCGAATGAAGGGACAACGCAATTTCTTTACAAAGAAGGAGAATACGCACATGTTCTAATGGAGTTGAACGCCAGGGATAGAATACGAGCAAGGGTTACTTTAGATATGAGCGGTAACAGTATAATTAACGCTCGTATATCCAGTACATTATCTAATGATAATGCGCCACAACCAGCTTCATTTGCGAGAATGGCAGCGCCTAAACCAGTTGAAAAAGATATGCACAGTGTTATGAATTCGTCCGAAACTTTTACCCACATAGGTAATGGATCGACTGTGGACAGAAAAGCCGTTATTAATCTTCCTATCTTCTTACAAAACGAAACAGAAAAATACCATGTGTTCATTAGCAAATATGGACAAGGTGACATTTGGGTTTCCGAACGGACGGGAACTTTTTTTGTTGTGGAGAGCGAAAATGATATTGATTTTTCTTACGAGATTAAGATTGCAAAAGAAGAACCTGTATTCGAAGCATTTAGCTTTAGAAGTGCTACTAAACGTAAATCTAGTATTTTCGATAGAGAATATAGTCCTAAAGTAATAACAGAAGATGAGTTTGAAATTAACCCTAACGAGGGGGGGATAAAACAATATGAAAATTAAACTAGTATTGGACATAAATAAAAACCACCAAGCACAATTAAATGCAGTTGTAACAGGTCGTCAAGGGGATAAAGTGACCGTAACGGTAAATGTATTCGTTGTAGATGGTGGTGTTCCTTATAATTTAACTGGTAATACGATTTATTATGAAGGGTTAAAACCAAACAACGCATACGTTCGTGATACTTCAGGCGTTAAAATGATTAATGCTACACAAGGTAATTTCGAATATACATTCAGACCAGAAACGTTTGGTGTAGCCGGTGTTGGGAAAAGATCATATTTCTCAATTGAACAGGGTGGAACGGTACGGGCTTCAACACAAGATTTCGGACTAGTAACATTAGCTGATGCGATGACAGGCCATACAATGAGCGGCCCATATATTTCTGAATTGGAAGAGTTAATTCAACAAGCGCAATTGCTAGTCGATGATATTAACAGTAGATGGACGGCTATTAATACACAATTAACTCAATTGCAAAATAAATTGAACGGAATGGACGTTGTGAAACGTAGTGGCGACACTATGACAGGTGACTTACAAATAAATAGGGCAGGGGCAACAACTAAAAAGATAGGGTTCCAAAAAGACGGGACGGAAGCGTTTAATCTATACGCCTTCTCTAATACTCATTTCGGGATTCGTGATGTTGCAGGGAATAAAAACGTTTGGGAATACAATAAAGTTAATGACGAGTTCGTTGTACTGTCAAACACAAACCTAGTCAAAAAAGCGGAAATATACTCGGACTACGTGCAACCTAATGGAGATACTATCAATATTAACGGACAAGATTTAAATGCCCTGCAAAAACCTGGCTCATATGGGGGTAACAATCTAGGTAGCTCACCGGACGGAACGACGGCGTTCTTCTATGTAGACGTTGTTCGATATTCCGATAGAAGTTACGTTAAACAACACGCTACAATATTAGCCGGAACACGTTCTTTTTCATGGACTAGAAAAATGACAGGTATAAATTCATGGAGCGCGTGGGACAGAAATGCTTTAACTGATGATGTAGTTAGAAAAGCAGGCGATACTATAACAGGTGTCATGAACTTCAGGCATAATATTGAACATGCTCTTTCCGACGGGCAAAAAGGTATAACAATAGTTGTCAATGATTCGCAAAATAAATGGGCTATCGGTCCGAAAGTGGCAGGTGTGGTCGATTGGTCGAAAGAATTATCATTAAATATAAATACCGGGCTAGTTACGGTTGCGGCACTAGCTACAAAGAAAGATTCTATAACAGAAATACCGTTATCAGCAGAAGCGGCAGCGCCGGACGTTAACTACAAATTAACGATGGTACGCAGAAATAATACAGGGATATTAAAAGGGGCGGTTACACTGAATGCGAACGCTACAGGCGTGATAGTTGCAACATTACCACCAGAACTACGTCCAGTTGGTGGGAATTACTCTATGTATACACCTACCACGGACCTTTCAACTATGGTTCAAGTGTTCGTCAATGGAACTACAGGGGTTGTTGCATTTAGTGCGAACGCAAAAGGAAAACGTGTAGATTTTGTAATGACATTACCAATCGACTAAAGGGGGAAAGGTATGATATTCGGATATTTTTACGATGAAAACGGAAAGTTTACGGAAATGCGCGGTTTACAAGAACGTCCGAAATACAAAACAGTAATCAAATACCGTGACGAACAAAAAGAAATTGTTGTAGAAGAAAAGTTATGTGAGTTTCATAAAACGATAGAAGAAGGAATCGAGGGCGGATGCATCCAATGTATACCATTCAGCATTTCACACGAGACAATAAAAGTTCCGTATGAAGTTGACGAAATGGTCGGGTTCGAGCTGACTGTACCGGAAAATTGCACATTAGAGGTTTGCCCTGACTTAGTATTTGAACCTGTATTCAAAGATGGTAAGTGGGTGAAATTGAAACCTGATTTATCACCACAACCACCGACAGAACCTACAGAAATAGAAAAACTAAAAAAGCAAACGGAGTTAATGCAGAAGGCTTTAGATGAATTGATTATGGGATAAAAGGGGTGATGATATATGGCTGAGTACATGGCGCAACGAGTAATTGATGAAGTTTATACGTATATAGTTGTTATCACCAAAATGAAGGCTTACAAAGAAAGAATCAATAAATACTTAATTGAAAATGGAAGAGCAGATTTAATTACGGATAGCGCACAATAGTGGGCTTTTTATTTTGAATAAAATGCAGCTTATAAAACAAAGAGGGGCGATTTCGCTTCTCTTTTTCTTTTGGGGAGATGGGAACAATGGAGGATGCAATTTTCAATTCAATGATGCAACAAGGAGCATTCGCAGCATTATTCGTGTGGATGCTTTTTACTACGCAAAAAAAGAATGAACAGCGTGAAGAGCAGTATCAAAAAGTTATTGAAAAGAACCAGGGTGTAATTGAAGAACAAGCAAAAGCCTTTAGTTCATTAGCAAATGATGTATCAGATATCAAACAAAAAATCATGGGGAATGGTGATGTAAAATGAGAAAATCTATTAAAGTATTAAGTTCAGTTGCAACGGCTTCTATTATTCTATTAACATCTGTAGGAAGTGTTTTTGCAGATAGAGAAATGATTATTCCAGATTTACCAAAGCAAGGATATAGATATGGTGTCGGTGCATATGAGGGGGTAGTAGCGCATTCCACAGCGACGCCAGAAGCTCCAGCTATTAATATTAGAAACTATGAAGTTAGAACATGGAGAAATGCTTTTGTGCATTATGCAACGGATTGGGATGAAAACATCCAAATTGCATCTACTAAATATCGTGCATGGGGTGCGGGTCCATCGGCAAATGCTAGATTTGTACATGTAGAACTTTCTGAAACTAGCGACCCTATTAAATTCAAAAAATCGTATGAAAGATATGTAAAGTTGCTTGCAAAAATCTTAAAAGATAGAAATATCCATCCAAGTGTTGGGCTATGGACTCATAAAGATATCACTTACAAATTAGGTGGTACAGATCATGAGGACCCAATACAATATCTAAAGAGTCATGGTGTATCAGAATCCCAATTTAGAAACGATGTTTTAAAGGCATATAATGGTGATTCTGTATCAGTTAAACCAAAGCCACAGGAACCATCTGAAAGTGTAACAGAAGCAAGTGGTGTGGCTTATATTGATGGTCAAAATGTAAACCTTCGGTCTGGACCATCCACAAGCAATAATGTCATTCGCAAGCTACAAAAAGGGGAATCATATAAAGTCTGGGGTAAAGTAGGAAACTGGTTGAATCTTGGAGGGAATCAGTGGATTTATAACGATGCATCATACATTCGCTATAAAGAGGAGTCTTCATCTGTGGAAGGTAAACGTGTAGTTTCTAAAGTGAATGACTTACGATTCTATTCAAAAGCTTCCTGGTCTGATAGAGATGTTGCAGGAACTGTCGATGAAGGTTTAGGATTCACTATCATAGATAAAGTATCTGTAAATGGCTCGCAGCAGTATAAAGTGAAGAATAGTAGAGGTAATGTGTTCTATATTACAGCTAATTCTTATTATGTAAAAATTAAATAATAAGCATAAAAAGGGCCGGCTCTTAATTGAGTCGGCTTTTTTTATTTCATTTGAACCTTTTTTGCGTATTTCGTATTGTGTTTTCAATAAGATCGATATTATTATCGGTTATTTCTATACCATTTTTCAGTAAATGTTTATGGAAATTTGGATCGGAAATAATCTCTAATGGCTTTCTAATATCAGCTCTGCTAGTAATATATTTTTCAATTATACCAGGGGGATAGTTTAATTCATCCGAATAATGAAGCGGGAAATCTCTAGTTGCAGCAACTTCTCTTTTAACATGACCTATTTCATTTCTTAGTGTCATTAATTCGTCTAAAATTATTTGATTAACATCTGAAACAGCTTCTTGGTTTAGGGTCGGGATTTTAAATTGACCAAAGTTCCCTAAAAAAGTAGAATAATTAGGATCGCTTTGAGATTTCTCATAAGTTATTTTAATTCTTGAAGCCAATTGGTTTTTAAACTCTACAATCTTTTTAAACCTTAAATCTTTAGGGTAAATTAAGTGTTCAATAACTCCTGTATCGAAAATAAAGTCTGTGACATCATCTTTAATAATAATGGTAGGTTTATCAAAGGTTAATCGCATGCCTAGTTCAAACATCACATTAGGGTTTCTACCGCTAATGTCGCAGATAACAATGTCAGCATTAAAAAGATTTTGAATTATTCTTTTATGAATAATATCTATTTCACCATCGGAATTACTTACTATTTCAGTTTTGAAGTTAATCCCATTAACTTGTTTGGTAGCTTCTGTAATGATACTTTTTACTTCAGCCCAATGATCAGCGGTATAACCATCCATTGGAGCGATTGGCATGATTATACCACAATGTTTCTCAACTTCTGGTGTTACTTTTTTTTCAGTGTCTTGTGTGTTTATTTTCATAGATTTATCCCCTTTTATTACAAATCAGAAATTCTTCTAACTTGTTTTTCCTTATTCTTTAAACTTCTCTTGTATTGTTTGAAGTCTTCTTTATCCACATAAAACTGCTCACCTGTAGCTACATTCTTTACTAATCGTGTTTTCATAAAAAAGAATTTTGTATAATAGTAAACTAAAAATGCCACTAAAGAAAAAGTGAAGGTTGGAATAAATAGAATAACCGCAACGATTATTAATGCAACATCTACAGATGAATATATTGGCTTTAATACTAAACGTTTCCCAGTTGCAGCTTGAGCTTGTTCTAATTGTTGCATACGTTGTAGCGATGCTAAAGTATCATAGCTCATGAAAAAACTCCTCCTACTTATTTGTTCATTTTACTTAAAGATTTATCCATTTGGCGTTCGTTTGCTTGTGTAGCACTACTTGTTGCATTTTCTACGCCACGGTAGTTGTATTTAGAGTTTTGCCAGAAATCGAAAGCAAAATCTTTTAATGGCTTTTCTGATGCGTTGCTATCAACAACTTGTGATTTGAAAATATTTGTTAACATGTACTCATGGTTAGAGATATCTTTAATATAATTTTTATCTTTATATTCTTTAATGATGTCATTACCAAACTGTTTAACTTCATCGCTAGATGGTTTGTAATCGTGAGCATATTTACTTACTTCATCAAACTTTTCAGTTGTAGATTTATCACTGGATGCTACTTCTTTAATTTTATTTCCCCAGTCAACTGTTTTAACATTTTCTTTTGCGGCAGCTAGTTCTTGTTCAAGCTGTTCTTTATTCATCAGCAATCCAAAGTCTAAAATAGTATCTACTTTACCGTCATTAAACAGTATGTAAACATATCCATCTTTTGTTGCACCATCCAATGCAGGATATTTATATTCAACAAGTGATGTATTGTATTGATTAACGTTTTCTTCTCCTTTTCCGCCTACAATTTTCTCAACCTCTTCCATACTCATTCCTTTTTTAATCTGTTTAAATTCTTCTTTAGAAATTTTTCCATCAGCAGTACTATCAGTAGTACTACCGGCAGTATTATCAGCAGTACTACACGCTGAAATTAATATCACCGTAAGGGATATCGACATTAAAAAAAATAGTGATTTCTTTACCAATATTTCTTCCTCCTAATATATATTCTAGAATTTAGTATAGCAGATAAATAAATGTATTTTAAGGAAGAGATTGGGATAAAGGTTATATTTAGAATTTTATACGTGCAAGTTCCCCATAAATTCCTTATCAAAATAGAACTTGTCCATTAATTTATTTACAATTCCGTTGAAATAGGCGAATTTACCTTTCTTCATTTTTACTCCGGATTTAATTTTCATAACAAACTCTTTAATAGCTTTTAAGCCAATAGTAAGTTCTTGATCTTTAGTAAATGCTTTATCACCTGTAGAGAAGTTAATAGTTTTATTACACTGTCTTACGACCTTCCACAGTTCTTGAATTGTTTTAGATTCATGATAAAAAGAGCTAACTAAAGAAACAAAACGTTTTGGTACCCAGTGAGCAACGAAATCAGCTTGTTCAATATTCTCTTCTGGAGTATTGCTATTCTCATTACTATTACGTTTGTTTTTATCTTTTATATTTTGTTTTAAGGAAACAGGGGTTGTTTTAATGGTAGGACACTTTGTAGGACTTTTTGTATCTACCTTGTTGGACACTTCTTCCACAATCGGTTGAATGATAATAGCATTTGAAGTTTGAAGCATATCTTTTGTGCGCTTCATTGCTACCTGTTTAACCATCTTTAGATCCACAAGTTTCTTCATTAAACGTTGTACAGTTTTATATGAAACTTCCATCATGTCAGCGATAGAATTTTTGCATAGGAAACTAACACCTATATATTTGCAGCTATGGCGCTTTAAAATTTCAAGTAATGTAATTAGTTTAGTTTGTACATCGGTACGCTTAATAGCCATACGGATAGAATCTCTGTATGCACGAATAGTTTTATTTAGTTCTTCCACCTCTTTAAAGGATGATAAGTTACGGAAGGTTTCTTTACTTGCTATAATATCGATTTGTCTCTTCAT